AATACTAGTCCAAAACCAATTATACATTCTATGTGTTTCAATTTCATCTGTTACATTATAATTATACTTAGAAGCTGTAGCAGTAAAAGCACCATAAAAAAGGTTAAAATGAGGAGATATATTTTCGTATTTTAATTTTCCTAACATCCAACTCGCAACACTTTCAACATATGCTTGATTCATAGGATTATTTATTCTTTCCATTGATGCCTCCCCTTTAATATTCTGAATTGGATCAATTAAATGTGTTACCTTCAAATAACACTCTAATTTTTGTTTTTTTCCTTTATGTGTTACATTGATAATAGAATTTCCTTTAATTGTAATATTATTTAAAATTTCAATATCATCTATTTTATAAGGATTATCAAATGTAATACTATTAGAGTCACGAACATCAAATAGTATTTTTAAAGGGGGTATAGAAGCATTTAAATTATTATAATATTGTAATTTATTAAAATTAAATACGTCAATATCCATGTATTTTGGTAAAGGTAATTCTATACCCCGGAGTATTCCGTAATGTATGTCATCCATCTTTTTTATATATATAATGAAACTATAAGTTCATTAACGCATTTTAATTTTATTTTATAATTATATATGGCTGGTTCAATGAACGTTTCATTAAAAAAGTTTGATATGAAAAGAATACAACAAGATGCGGTATGTATTTTTATTGGTCGCCGTAGAACAGGTAAATCAACATTATTAAGAGATTTATTATACAATCATCAAGATATGCCACTGGGTACAGTTATATCAGGGACAGAAGAATCAAATGGATTTTATGCAAAAATGATTCCACCCATTTTTATTCATGGAGAGTTTAATCCAACAATTTTAGCAAATTTTTGTAAGCGTCAGAAAATGATGATGATGAAAATTCAAGATGATATAGAAAAAGGTATACAATCACGTATAGATCCTCGTTCTTTTATGATACTTGATGATTGTATGTACGATGATTCATGGACACATGACAAGAATATTAAATACTTATTTATGAATGGTCGTTGGTTAAAAGTTTTCTTTTTAATTACAATGCAATATCCTCTTGGTATTCCACCAGCATTACGAACAAATGTAGATTACGTATTTATATTACGTGAACCTTATTTATCAAACAGAAAACGTATATTTGAAAACTATGGTTCCGCATTTCCTTCATTTGAATTTTTTTGTCAAATTATGGATCAATGTACACAGAACTATGAGTGTGTAGTCATTGATAACACAAGCCAAAGTAGTAAATTAGAAGATTGTATTTATTGGTATAAGGCAAATATGCATGGCGAATTCCGAATAGGTGCTCCGGAATTTTGGCAACATTCTGCCAATCATTACCGTCAACAACGGGATAACGAAGCATATGATCCAAATTCTGCTAAGAAATTGAAAGGTCCTTTAATTAGTGTGAGAAAAGTATAAATTTCTAAATTAGATGGGTAAGTTTATGAATATGTCAGATTTATTAATTTTAGTATTAGCAGCAATTGGATTATTAATTTTAGACAGAATATATCGTATAAATGTAGTAATAGAAAAAGATACAAAATTTCAACAATGTGGTGTAAATATGCCACCTTGTCCTTTTGGTACAAAATGTATGAACGGATATTGTGGTAATAATGATGTACCCGTTTTAAAACCGACAATGCTCCCGGTTTTTCCTTAAACATTATTAGATGGCTCGCTCCCAAAAAGATCCTGTTGGTTTAGTATTAATTTTATTAATAGTTATTGCTTTTTCTACTTATGTAGCATATTCAATGACAGAAAGTTTTAGATCTGCCGACTGTAAAGGTGTTACATGTCCGGAAGGAGAATTTTGCCAACAAAATACTTGTAAAGCAATTTACCCACGAGTATAAATAAAACTATACATTAAAAATGTATATTATTTATTTACTGATATTTTACACAACGCATTCGCTTTTTTAGTCCTCTTTTTTCATATTTTAAACATTTTCTGAATAAAGCATTGTATAGTGTAATAATTATATATATAAAAAGAATAATATAAATAATTATATTAAAATTATTCATTTTAAAACGTTTCATCTATTTATTGAATGTTCATTTTTCGTTGGAGAGCAAGATCACCAACAGATGAAAATATGTCATTTGATACATTTTCAGTTGCTACTTTAGCATTTTTCATCAAATTATTCTTGTTTTCACGATAAAACTCTTCACGAGCATCAATATTCTCTTTATATTTCTTCATGAGTGAATTTAGTTGATCATTAGCATATTCGGCATTTTGAACACGATCTGGATCAGCGTCAATAGGTAGCCAGCGTCCAACTGGGCTTACATAAATATTGAAATTAGGATCTTTCTTATGTAGTTGCTTGGCATAATCAGCTGCTTCTTCACTTGATTCAAAAGAACCACGCACTTTTATGGCACGCATAGATGTTACAAAATTATTTTCTTTATAAAATTCAGTTTCAAGATTTGTTACATTTTTTGACATATAATCATTGAAATTATCATTCATTTTGTCATAAGTAATATCTTTTATATTATCTTTTAAAAATACATTAAGATCATTTAATACACTGTCAACGCGAATTTTAGAATTACGGCATTCGGTTGCTACACCACTTAGATCACGTTTCTCAAAGTCTAAAGCGTGATTTTCAAGATTAGTATTAATAGATTGTGTGAGTTTTGCTAAAAAAGTTTCAAGAATATTTGTCTTTAATGATGCTTCAAATTGGTTTACAAAATGATTGAAAAAATAAACATCTTTACGTTTACAAACTTCATCTGGATTTACAAAACTAATACAACACCATTTTTGTCCAGCAATTTCTTGATCAACGGAATTAAATAGCGACACTTTAACTTTCTCCGGTTCTACAGACATTTCTATATTTAGATAAAAAAAACCTTTAAGCATTATAGAATGGAAGCTACTACTGAAATCGCTTCACGCGTTGTTAAATATTTAGTGGAAGGTTTGGTAGTTGCCGCGTTTGCTATATTTATACCTAAGAAATCAATCGGTTTTGATGAAGTATTAATGCTTGGTGTCACTGCGGCGGTTGTATTTGCTGTATTAGATTTAGTATCGCCTTCTATTTCTTTTACGGCTCGTCAAGGTGCTGGCTTTGGTCTAGGTGCTAACTTAGTAGGATTCCCTGCAGGTAGATAGTTAGTATTAAATATATTAATATTTTTTAATATTGTTTAAAAAATATTATTATAATTGTTTTGAATCATTATATTTTCTTTAGTTTTTCTAATCGTCCGTTTAATTGATTAACTATATTTATTATGTAGTTTGTAGGATTAGAATTATAATATCTCCAAAATTCATATTTTGAGTTAGGATTAAATATAGGGGCACTTTTCATTTTTTCGTAACGCATAGGATCACCAGATATAGCAATAATATCTTTAGCACATTCTTCAAAACTACTGTAGCCATTTACATAAATAAAACTATCAATATTAAATATTTCTTTAACATATTCTGTACCCCAATAAATTGGTATAGAACCTGCCATATAAGCGTTTGCTATTTTTTCTGTAATATATCCATAATCATCTTTATTTTCCATAGCAAATACAAATTTATAATCTTTATAAACTTCTGGTAAATCACTATACGACGGTGGCAATTTAACTTTATGTGTATTATTTGCTTGACCAAGAGATTCTACTGTATTATCATGTGATCTTAAAATATTAAACATTTTTTCTCTATGGGGTGGAGAATGATGTGCTATATATACTGCTAGTTTTTTTCTATTAACATTTGTATATTTTCTGATTATTGGGGGAGTATTTGGTAACATATCTTTATCTGGTAATTCTAAAAATAAAGGTAAATAATATGTTTTATCATTTTTATTTACTAAATTAGTTACAAAACACCCTATACAATTTGGATTATTAACCGCATCATTATACCCACGCATATTTATTAAAGAACTTTCTCCATCATAGTAAACAAATGGTATATCTTTAGTTGGTTGTTCATCAAATGAATTAATAATCAAAAATGGAGCCGTACATTTATCTTTAAACTCAGTATGTTCAACAATACGTGTTATTATAGGTTTTAAAAGATTATTAGCACTTTTGGGAGTTTTTTGAATACATTTAACATTTTCATAATTTTCTATAATTTTTAATCTTAATAAAGATACTATTATAATCAAAAATATAAATATTAAATAATAATATGTATTCTTATTTTTTTTCATATTTAACTACTTTAATTTAGAAAAAAATTATAAACTTCTGATATACTCCCATTTCAAATCTTCACATATCTTTTGCCATATTTTATCTTGATTATAAAGTTTATCACGATTCTTTAATAATGGAAAACAGTGTAAATATTCATCTAAATTTAATAGTTCACAAAATTTATATAATACATATGAATAAGATAAAAAATTATTTCTTTCTGGCGGACAGTGTTTTACAAAACTTGGTTGTATTTCTTTAAACATAAAACGGAGTTTTTCTTCAATTTCACGGCTCATTAGAGGAGCATATTGCCCATTTAATTTATTAATAATATGTGGTACATGTTCATAATATTTGTTTAATTTTAACTTTTTCAAAATTTCACGAACTTTAGTTTGTTTAATATTATTTGTATCAATAATTCTTTCTTTTTTTAATTCAATTAATATTGAATCCAATACTTCCGTAGGAATGTCAGTTGATTCTTTTGCTTGAAATTGTGCCAACCACTCGTTAAAATGATTAATACGTTTATATGCATAATAAGATACTTCTCGAGGAGGATCTTTATACGAAGGTTTATCTGAATCTATAAGTATAGATTCTTGAAAACCACATTCTATACATGTTAATAATGCCTCATTAGAACTAAAAACCATTTCTTTTTCACATTCAGGACATTCTCCAAAAGTGTCTTCAACAATAGTATTAGATGATTTTACAATATCAGGATATTTCACTTTTAAATATTCTTCTAATAATTTATCTCTTGAAGTTACTTCTTTTGATTTAGAATGTTTAACTTCTTCTTCATTATTATCTTTTGATACTTTATCTAAAGCATCAAATATACTACCTATTTTCTTTCTATTAGGAGTAGTTGAAGTAACTTTACCTTCTTGAATTTTTTCTTGTAAATCATAGTATTTATACAAAATTTCACCAGTATCTAAAAAATAATCAAGATATTCATTCTTATTATTTCTAGATTTAATTTCATTTTCTAAATATTTTAATCTATGTTCTAATTGATCATATTCAATATCATCAGTTATAGATAATAATATCTTATTAATTTCTATTTTTTCATCTATAAGTTGTTGTAATTCATTTTCATTTTCTTTTATTTGTTTTATTTGATTTGTATGAAGTGTATCTAAAGTTGTTCTAGTTTCTAGTGGATTTTTCTTTTTAATGGTAGGTGATGAATACACCTTTGAAATCATGATGTAAATTTGATATTCCTTTTTAGACCGATAAAATATTCCTTTCCGGCAAAATACGCGTTTTGCCAAAATTTTTTTCTAAATCTAGGGTATAAGAAATGACAGGCGGTGGTTTAATGCAACTCGTAGCTTATGGCGCACAAGACGTATATTTAACTGGTAATCCCCAGATTACTTTCTTCAAGGCTGTGTATCGCCGTTACACCAACTTTGCCATGGAATCTATTGAAAATCCTTTCAATGGCTCCCCTGGCTTTGGCAAG